CCGCTGTGCATTCATGCGCCATTGTAAGGACAGTGCCGCGACGCTCCCGGAACATGACTGGTATAGCATGATAACGAACCTTGCTGTTTTCGAGGGCGGGGATCGGGCCATCCATGAGCTGTCGGCTCTTTATCCAAAATACAAGGCAGCGGAAACCCAAGGCAAAATCCAGCATTTTTTACAGAGCGGAACAAAACCAATTACCTGTAAGGCTATTGCGGAGAAAGGGTTTTCCTGCCCGCGTATGGCGGACGGCTCCTGTTCCTGCAAATCCCCGGCGGCCCTCTGCTATCTTCCGCTTTCTTTGGAAGAATTACGGGAGGCCCTCGCGGCAGCGGTAGTCTATAAATCGCCTATGGAGGATGTACGGGCCGCGAAGGAATTTGTCCGGGAGGCTCTCTATAACATTGAGCCGCTGGATGCCGGGACGTTCATTGAATACGAGTTGCGGGAGCATTTCCGGCTGAAAGCCCCGGATGCAAAGGCGCTGGCCTCCTATCACCGGGAATTGTATAAAGCCTATGCGGCAAATAAGGAGAGCCGCAAAGCAGCCGAGGACAAAGGCTTGCCGGAGTGGTATGAAATGACCGAGCGCGGCGGCCTGCGGTTCCTCTCTGGCTTGCTTGCGAATCATCTGGCGCAGAATGTAGACGCTTTCTATGCGACCAGCAGCTTTTTCTTCTATGAAAGCGGTGTGTACCATGAGGGCGAGGATATGGTGGCGGCGGCCAAGGTGCGGGAATTTATGCTGCCGAGGCTCGTATCCATGCAGGCCATCAATGATACCGTGGGCCAGTGGAAAATGCTTATACGAAAGCCAGTGCAGGAAATCAACAGCAATCCCTTTGTGCTGAATTTGCGCAACGGTCTGTTCAATGTGCTGGACGATAGTTTCAAAGCCCATACGCCAGCGTATTTCTCAACGGTGCAGATCAAAGCGTCCTATATGCCGGACGCAACTTGCCCGCAATTCGTGAAGTATTTGCAGAGTATGCTGGGCGAGGCGGAAATCTATCTGGTGCAGGAAATCATGGGCTACCTGCTGCTGCCGGTAAACAAAGCGCAGAAGTCCTTTGTCTTTGTGGGTGCGCCTAACGCGGGAAAGTCTACCCTGCTCAATGTGGTGCAGGAGATCCTCCTCGGCAGCGAAAATGTATCGAATATCCCGTGGCAGAACCTTGCAGACCGTTTTAATAAAGCGGAGCTGTTTGGCAAGCTGGCGAATATCTTCGCGGACTTGCCTTCAAAGAGCATTGATGACAACGGAATGTTCAAGGCGCTCACCGGCGAGGATTTCATTACCGCTGAGCGGAAGAACAAAGACCCTTTCTCCTTCCGGCCCTATGCCCGGTTCCTGTTTTCCTGCAATGAAATTCCCCGCAACTATGGCGATAGGTCGGAGGGCTTTTACCGGAGGCTTATCATTATCCGCTTTGAGAAGTCTGTTCCCAAGAATCAGCGTGACCCGAACCTGACGGAAAAGCTGGCGGCGGAGCGGGACGGTATCCTTATGTGGGCACTCCTTGGCCTAAAGCGACTCATTGCGGCAAATTACACATTTTCTGAGACAGAAAAGACGCGGACGGAGCTGAACAGATACCGGATCGAATCAAATAGCGTTTTGTCTTTCGCTACAGAGTATTGCGAGCGGCGGGAAAATGCCTTCGTGGTTCGTGACGATCTGTTTCTTCGCTACAAGGAATACTGCGGCAATGCGGGCATGAAGCCGGTATCACAGACCAACTTCAACAAGGAATTGGAGGCCGGATACCCGGAGATTACGCGCGGGCGGGATAAGCTCTCGAAGCGCCGGGTATGGCGCGGCATGGCCTATGTGGAAGGAGGTGTGGGGGCCGATTGACCCTTTTCGTGACCGGCAGAACCGGGAAAACCGAGGTTTCCTCATTTCTTTGCATTATAACCAGAGGGGTGAAGGGCTTAAAAATAAGAGAAAAAATATATAGAGTGGAAATTTCCCGGTATCTCCGGTTTTTGCGGCTATGGTCTGGCCCGAAGGATGTTAGAGAAAGATATTGTGGCCGCGATCCTGCGGCATTTGAAAGGTCTGCCCCGGTGCTTTGCATGGAAAACCCACGGTGGGATGTACGGCACCGCAGGCATACCGGATGTAATTGCCTGCATTGACGGCAGATTTTATGCTTTCGAGGTAAAGCAGCCCGGTGGGCGGCTCTCCTGTTTACAGGAGGTAACGCTTGGAAAGATACGGGCCGCAGGAGGTGCGGCCTACATGGTAACTTCCGTGGAGGAGGTCAAGGCCGCCATTTGGGAGGAAGGAGGCTCTCATGGAGATTGAAGAATATCAGAAACAGGTCTGTCGCCTGAATGAGCAGATCAATAGAAAACTGACCGAGGCGGCTCGCTTCCGTAAGGAGGGCCGATTAGCAGAATGGGCGGCCATGGAGAAAGCGGCTGACCGTGATATAGACGCGCTGGTGGATTTGAAGGCGCAGTTTGGCCAGAGCAGAAAGGAGGCGCTTATATGATTGCTTGGAAATACCTGAATAAGCCGTCGGCTACTGTGTCCGCCTTGCAGGACTATGCGACCATGCGGGATATAATCAACATTACCCCGCAGGAAACGAAAGAGCTTTATGATCGGATGATTTCTTCTGGCAGCAGGCAGCTCACCGGCCTCCCGATGAGCTGGAACCCGCAGGCAAATGAAGATCGGCTGGTGAAATGTCTGGATACACTGGATGTGATTCAGGAACGATACCGGCAGGCGGTGGAATACATGAGCTGGTTTGAACCGGCATGGGCCACCCTCTCTGATACGGAGCAGGCGGTATTGCAGGAGTTTTACATGAGCGGGAGCCTGCGCTCCGGCGCAAACATCCGGTTGCAGCAAAAGCTGAATTATAGCCACGCACAGGTGGATCGCGTCCGTTCTAAGGCGCTGGCCCGGCTGTCGCATCTGCTGTTTGGGAAATAAACGTGAGGTTTTAATGAGGCTTTATTTGCCTTCGGATGTGCTATACTGGTAGCATGAAATACTGAACCAAGGGAGAGCCTTCGCGGAGAAATCTGCGGGGGCTTTCTTTATGCCCTGAAAGGAGGCGGCAGCTATGCCATACAAACCAAAGCGCCCCTGCTCCTATCCCGGCTGTCCGCGATTGACTGACGGGCGATATTGCGAGGAACACCAGAAAATTATTACGGCGCACTATAACCGACATGAACGTGATCCAGCCAGCAAGCGTCGCTATGGCCGCGCATGGAAACGGATTCGTGATAGATATATCTCGGCCCACCCATTGTGCGAACAATGCCAGAAGAACGGAAAATTGACACCAGCCGAGGAAGTACATCATATTCTCCCGCTCTCCAAGGGCGGCACCCATGTGGAAAGCAATTTGATGGCCCTCTGCAAAAAATGCCATTCTGAGATTACGGCCCGCGAAGGTGGTCGCTGGGAACGGCGGCATTAGCCCTCCGGGGGTAAGCAAATCTCTACGTGCGGCCCACCGGGTAGCGGGCATGGGGTATCGCGTGAAAAATCGCGCTTTCAAGTTGGGTATATAGCCCGCAATTTCAAGAAAGGAGGTGGCGGCCATGGCAAACGGCCACGGAGGAGCCCGTATTGGCGCGGGCCAGAAGAAAAAAGCACTGGCAGATAAAATCGTGGAAGGCAACCCCGGCAAGCGGAAATTGACAATCATGGAGTTTTCCGATACGGCCAGCCTCCAAGGGGAGGTTATGCCGCCGCCCCGCGACTATCTGGCAGCGAGGCAGAAAAACGGCAGGGAGCTTCTGGCGGTGGAAATTTACCAGCGCACATGGTCGTGGCTCAACGAAAGGGGCTGCGCTCATTTGATACCGGCGCAAATTTTGGAGCAGTACGCTATGGCAATCTCCCGGTGGATACAGTGCGAGGAGGCAATTTCAGAGTATGGCTTTCTGGCAAAGCACCCCACCACAGGGAACGCGATTCCCTCGCCGTATGTTTCCATGAGCCAGAGCTTTTCCAAACAGGCAAATAACTTGTGGTATCAAATTTATCAAGTTGTCCGGGAGAACTGCTCCACCGAGTACAAGGGAGCAACCCCGCATGACGATATGATGGAGAAACTTTTGACTGCCCGGCGCGGCGGTTAAAAGATAATTTTAACGGAGGTAGGATATGAATATTTTACAGCTCCCTTTGGAGGAGGTACACCCATATAAGAACAATCCCCGGAAGAACGACAAAGCAGTGGACGCAGTGGCGGCCAGTATCCAGCAATATGGCTTTCTTGTCCCTTTGGTGATTTCCGCCGACCACGAGATCATTACCGGCCACACCCGCTATAAGGCGGCTGGCAGGCTGGGCATGAAAACCGTCCCCTGCGTCATTGCCGACGAGCTGACCGAGGAACAGATTAAGGCTTTCCGGCTGGTTGACAATAAGGTTGGCGAACTGGCGGAATGGGACGTTGACCTGCTTCCGCTGGAATTGGCGGACATTGCGCAGGATTTAAGCGTCTTTGGTTTTGAAACGATTTCAGAGGATGAATTTGGAGAAGAATTTACGCTGGACTCTGGCGAGAAAAAGCCCTACCAACAGATTAGCCTGACCCTACATGATAAGCAGGCAGAGTTGATTCTTGCCTGCATTGATTACGTTCACAAAAACGACGAGGTAAAGGAAACCTTTGGCAATGAGAACCGCAAGGGCAACGGTGTATACGAGGTGGTGAGGCAATGGGCCGAGCAAAGGAAATTAGTCTGAAAGTGATTCCCGGCAAAGTGGCAAACCCATTCATGCGGCGGCTCCATTACAGCGGAACCGTTGTAAACAATAGCTGCCTGCATTTTGGCGTATTTCTGGATGGGCGGCTCCATGGCGTTATGTCCTATGGGCCGAGCCTGAATAAATCCAAAATCCTGCCGCTGGTGGCTGGGACAGGTTGGAATGAGTATCTGGAATTAAACCGGATGGCCTTTGACAGTGTCCTTCCCCGCAATTCAGAAAGCCGGGCTATCTCCATGAGCATCAAGCTCCTGAGAAAATATGCGCCCCATGTAAAGTGGATCATTAGCTTTGCCGATGCCTGTTCCTGCGGCGACGGGGCTATTTATCGGGCCAGTAATTTCATTTTGACTGGCATTAAGGAAAATGAAGCCCTTTGTTTGCTGCCGGATGGCACAAAGATACACAAGCTGACACTGGAAGCAAACCCTTTGGCTCCCCGGAAGGAGTTAGGAGGGCGTTCTTTCTTCGATGTGACCGACGGCAATTTTAGCTGGGGCCGGTATATGGAGGCAGCAGGCGGTGTCCTGCTCTCCGGTTATCAGCTCCGCTATATTTATTTTATCGACAAGAGTAAACGCAAGGATTTGACTGTCCCAGAAATCCCCTACTCCCGCATTGACGAGCTGGGAGCCGGGATGTACAAAGGCGAAAAAATGACACTGGCCCAGCGCCATGTGGGAAAGGAGGCGTCAGTATGGGCCGAGCAAAAGAAATTGTAATGAAAGTGATCCCAGCCAAGGTGGCAACGCCATTTATGAAGGCCCACCATTACAGCGGGAAGGTCGTCAATAACAGTACCCTGCACTTTGGCGTATTTTTAGATGGACAGCTCCATGGTGTTATGTCCTATGGGCCAAGCCTCGATAAATCGAAAATCATCGGGCTGGTAAAGGATACGGGCTGGAATGAGTTTCTGGAACTGAACCGGATGGCATTTGACAGCTATCTTCCACGGAATAGCGAAAGCCGTGCTATTTCCATGAGCATTAAGCTCATAAAGAAATATGCGCCGCAGATTAAATGGATCATCAGTTTTGCCGATGCCTGCTCCTGCGGGGATGGTACGATTTACCGAGCCAGCAATTTTGTCCTGACCGGCATCAAAGAGAATTTGAACCTTGCGGAGCTGCCGGACGGCACCCGCGTCCATAAGATGACGCTGGCAAGCAATCCGACCTCTCCCCGCAAGGAGCTGGGCGGCCTGACCTTCTTTGATGTGACTGGCGGCACCTACAATTTCAAAAAATATTTGGACTATGTAGGAGCCACACCGATCCCCGGCTATCAACTCCGATATATATATTTTATAGATAAGGCCAAGCGGCAGGATCTGACGGTGCCGGAAATCCCCTTTTCCAAGATCGACGAGCTTGGGGCCGGGATGTATAAGGGCGAGAAGGTATCACAGGCAGAACGGCACAACAAACTCACGCCGGAGTAAAGCTCCGGCCATTATGCGCGGATAGGCTAACGGCAGACCGCCCGCCAACCGGTGGGAACTGGCGGTTCAATTCCGCCCTCCGCGCTCCAAAAATAAGGCCCTTGCTTTCCATGGAATTTCAGGGTAATCTGTCGTCACATTTTGAAAGTGAGGGATTTTGATATGAGCGAGAATTATTTACTAATTGGCAACTATATGCCGGAAACGGACGATACAGAGGCGGCCATTGACCGAGGCTATTACCGGCAGGGCTTTATATTCAAGGACGAGGACGCCTTCCTTCATTGCCCGGATAAGGTCTGCTATGTGCCGGAGCTTTCCGACGTGGCCTATACCCGGCAGGATTTTCTGAATATGTGTAACGGGCAGGAGAAATTTGCCCGCGAGTGTTTCTATGCTGTGGATTGGCAAAGCCCGGAAACATGGATCGACGAGCAGTATCGGAACAATGAGTGGCAGTATTGCCCGCATTGCAACAAGATTTATGATATGGCCGGGGAAGCCTGCGCCTGCCCGGTATGCGGGCGGAACCCGGAGGAGGTAGAGGAAAATGCAGATACAGAAAGTGAACGCCGCCCGGCTGAACCCGGCGGCCTATAACCCGCGCCGGGATTTGAAACCCGGCGACAAAGACTATGAAAAATTGAAACGCTCCATTGAGGAGTTTGGCTTTGTAGAGCCGGTGGTCTGGAATGAGGCCACCGGCAATGTTGTGGGCGGCCACCAGCGGCTCAAAGTGCTGCTGGATATGGGAGAAACTGAGATTGATTGCGTGATCGTGAATTTGGGGCCGGAGCAGGAAAAGGCGTTGAACCTTGCTCTAAACCGGATTCAGGGCGGCTGGGATGAAACGAAGCTGGCCGAGGTCATGGCTGATTTGGATACTTCTTCTTTCGACGTATCCCTGACCGGTTTTGATGCCGAGGAAGTGGACGCACTGATGAACAAGTTTTACTCTGCCGAAGCTGTGGAGGATGATTTTGACCGGGAAAAGGCTGCGGCGGACATAGAAGCCGCAGGCGGGGCCATTACCCAGCCCGGCGACCTTTGGGAGCTTGGGAGCCATCGGCTATATTGCGGTGATCCCACGCAGGCAGAGTCTTTCGCTTTTCTCATGGGGACAAAGCAGGCGGCCTGCGCCATGACGGCCCCGCCTGCCATTTCCACAGCGGAATACAAAAAGGACGGCCTTGGGCCATGGCTTGACCGTATGGCGGAGGTAACTGCGAACCTCTGCCGGTATGCGCCGATCATCTGCTGGAACATTGACGATTTATTTTCTACCGGTTCGCAGTATGTGGAACCCACAGGCTTTTTCAGTATGAAGCTGTTTGCAGACTACAACTTTCGTCCGCTCTGGATTCGGGTATGGAAAAAACAAGGGGCTTTCACCCGTATCGGCTCCACCCATCAAAACAGCACGAAGCCCCAGCGCCAGTTTGAATATGTGGCGGCCTTTGCTGGGGAGGATGCCGAAGAAATCAATCAACCAGAGGTGTCTTGGGTGTCGGCTTTTGCGGCCCACAATTACCGGTTTGTGAAACGACTTACCAAGGAGGAGCGCCGCAAGTGGGGCTATGCCGGTGTGTGGGAGATGGCT